TGGTGTCCGCGACCTCCTGTACCTGCGTCTCGCCCATCGGCTCATAGCCGAGCAGTTCGCGTCCCTCGTCAACAGAAAGCACCGGACCGCCTACGACAAGGGCTATCGCCTGCGCCTTCTCCAGTTCGCTCTGCTGCATGACCTCCGTCTTGTGCGGCTCGAATTGCAGGTGGTAGCCGAGCGGCATTAGCAGTTGGTGGTTGATAGCGTGAGCGAGCAGTCGCGCCTGTGGTACCACCGTGTTCGCCATGAACGCCAACTGATCGCTCTTGGCTGTGGCGTAGTTGGCGGCGTTAGACATGACGAGAGAGTGCGGCACGCCCAGCGATGAGGCGATGGCTTCACGTGCGTCGCGGGTGATAACGTCGCTGTGCAGGTCGGACAGGTCGGAGCCTACCTCCTGTGCGGATAGTCCCTGCATGACCATCGGGTCATCAGGCGTAGGCTTGGTGCCGAGTATGTTACGGCGCACCCAGCGTTGCCAGCGCTTGACCGTCAACTCGTCAGGCTGCCTTGCATCCTTGTCCGCTACCCACACGGTTTTCTTTACCAGCCCGGATCGCAACTGACCGCTCGTGTACTCGGCGAGGTCGTGCAGTATCTGGCTGTGCATCTGCGTAGCCTTTGCATCGGACGCTCCCGGTCCCTGCTCCGTGAACGGCGAAGGCTGGAACGTGGACAGGACGCGAGACCTCGGGATCATGAACTTACGCTTGTTGATCTTGCGCTCGTAGTAGCGAAACTTGCCGCGCTCGTCGGGTCCGTACGCTCCGTCTTTGTAGTTGGGCTTGATGGTCAGGGGATTGATCCACGTCAGCCCGTCTGCTTTTGTGACCACGCCGTCAGCGTTGAACGTGCCTTCCTTCATGGCGTAGGAAGCGCCCATCAAGGCGAGGCTCGCTTCGGCTCGGTACAGGTAGTCCAGCAGGTCCAGCCACGCCAGTTCTTGTGGTGCCTCCATGCCGGACTTCCACACTACGTTGTCCATGTCGCCCTTGTGAACGACGAAGGGGAGCGACGAGATGGCTTTGGCTCGGACATCGACGCACCGCCTCGTCCATCCCTCGTCGGTCCACGCCACGTGTGGCGACATCTTGGCTACGTGTTCGTGACCATGCAGGTTGAAGATGTTCAGCCATTCGGGATCGTTCAGGCTCACGCCCTTCGTTGACGATCCCAGTACGTAAAAATCGGGCTTCGGCATTACCAGACTCCCCAAGTGTTAGTTGCGCCTTTCATGTGCGTATAGATGGCATACCTCATGGCATCAACGGCGTGGTCATTTCTTTTTAGCGGAACGTCCTTGAGCGAGCCATCCTTTCGGTCCTCGTCCCAACGGTATTCCCGCATCTCATTTTGTAGGTTTTGCGACCCTGCGTGTACGTTGATGTTGTAACGTTTAACAAAGTCGATTCCATCCTTTACGCTTTTGTCGGCTTTATACGCTTGCAATCCTTCTCGGATCAATTCCTCGATCCTGTCGGGTTCTGCTGCGTCGCAGTATATAGGCAGGTTTCTGTTGCCGATCGTTTTCTTCAACTCCGCAATGAGGTCAGAGTTTGTTAGACCGCTCTGATAAATTACCTCCTTGACGTATACCTCGGGGTCGGTCATGGTCACGGCAACCACGGCAGAAGGGCTGTTGTATCCAAAGTCGATGCCGTAGAAGTCCGGCTCGCGCTCCCCGCTGTATGTTTTCCAGTCGGTGTAGATGACACCCTTTAGCGCCTCGCCCCACTCCCCGCGCTCGTATATCGCCCTCAGATCGTCCGGCAATGATTTGAGTACATCGATATACTGCTGGTCGAGGAAGGCGTTGTCGCGCCACGTGGTGCGTAGCACGAACAGGTCTGGGTTCTCATCCAGCCAGCGCCTGATCCAGAGGCGTGAATCCGTCGGGTTGAGTGTTAGCGTAACCTGCTTGTATGTCGGGACGTCGCCACGAAGTCGCAGGTCGACTTGCCTGAAGGCTTCCTCTTTGACCTCGCTTGCTTCCTCGATCCAGACGGACGTGATGCCAGCAATGGACTTCAGTTTCTCGGGGTCATCCAGTCCGGCGTGTATGATCTGCGCTCCGTTGGGAAACGTGATGGACAGGTCGGAGCGGTTGGCTGTCACCTCTACGCCAAAGGTAGAAGCCACCTCGATGAGCAGGCGAAAGGTGGACTCGCGGCAAGTGCGGTATACGTTACGGATGACGAGGATGCGCTCTCGCTTGTGCGAGATGCAGCGGTATACCAGTTTCTGCGCTACCGTGTAGGACTTACCAGATCCTGCTCCACCAAACAGGACGGCATACCTGTCCCTGCTTGTGATGTAGCCGGAGTATCGGCTGTTGTACTGAACAGCGCTGGCTGGCATCAGTCATCGTGGTCCGAATCGACCGGGACGAAGTTGATCTGCAAGGGCTGACCGCCAGAGGTGATGTCAAGGCTGTTGTTCTCGCTCCATCCCATCTTGACGCGGCTGTAATATCTCGCCGTCTGAAACCACGATGGATGCGTTGGGTCCATTGCTACGGTGGCAATGCAGTCCTGCACCTCGTCGGCGATCTGGTCCTTGAGTGCATTATATACCGTCTTTACCGTCTCGCTCTCTTCCATGCGGCGGTATATGCTACTGCGGTGGTATCCCAGATCCTCAGCCACACGGGTGATGATACCCTTATGCTTGACAAGGGCTGCGATAATCTCTTCGTCGGTATGTCTGTTCTTGTTCACGCGCGTGAGCGTCTTGTATTAGTCCTCTGGTATGCAATGAAAGAACAGGGCGCGGAAAGCGTCCATGTCGATCTTTGTGCCGGGACAGGTTTTCTTGGCTCCCGTCTCGCGGTGTCCCAGTATGTTGTGTGGCGGTATGCCGTACAAGTCCGACAGCCTGTCGCACAGTTTGACACCCTGCAAGACCTGCGGCAGCGTCCACATCTCATGGTCGCCGTGACCTTCGAAGGCTATTCCGATGCTGCGGCTGTTGTAGCCCATCGCATGAGCGCCCTCCTCGGACTCCTTCCTGCCTGTCTCCAGCGCACCGCTGCGGCGTATCAGGTAGTGGTATCCGACATCGTTCCAGCCACGGTCGAGGTGCCAGCGGCGCACCCTCTCGATGTCCGCTTCACCATCGAAGGCGAGCGTGTGGAGGATGATGTAGTCCGGGACGTTCATCCTTCGGCTTCTTTCTCGGCTGGCTTTCCCTCGGGGATGAGCATGGCAGCCACGGCTGCGAGGGCTGTCACGGCTTCCCAGATGACCTGCAACTCTCCTACTTCAAGCGGCAGGAATTGGGCGATGATGGCAAGACCTGCCCACGTTGAGGCTTCTTTCAGGCGGTCGAGTAGTTTCTTGATCATCGTAGGTAGTACGGTTGGTGGTAGTAGTGCCGGGACGGGTATCTGCTCCGGCGGGTGTGGTTTGATCTTGTCCATGCAAGTATAACGCTCCGGCGGTTTACGTGTTCGGGTTGGTAAGACCACGAAAACGGTAGCCCAATATACTGGTGCAGCGTGGTGTCTGTGACTTCTGGTTGCGGTCGTAGTGCGCCCACCAATGGTCGGATACATCCTCGACGTTGGGTACGGGCAGCGCCTCACCCGGTCTGGCTGTGTCTCCTAACGATTGCCTTGCCCTATTCTCGGCTTTGACGAACGTGTTGGTGTCGTATCCACCATCGCGGTTGATGCAGACCAGTTCGAAGTGTTCAGGCGATAGGTCGTACAGGTCGATCCACTCGTTACGCTTATATGCTGATATGGGAAGCCCATGCAGTTTCCCAGAGCGCAGCGCCCTTTCCCTGCGTGTCCTTATATGCTTCTCCCATTGAGCGATGGACATCCCGGTTATCTTGTGGCATAGCATCTCTGCTTCATGCGCCAGCGTTGAAAAGGTCAATGATCTTGGTGTTGTGTAGTTGTGCTTTCTCCTTTGCCCACTCGCGCTCCCTGCGGTCAGCGCATCGCGTCAGGTAGTTGGTGCGGAAGTCCTCCATGTTCTCCCTGCCCTCGAATGACAGCCCATGCTCGAACCAGAAGTTCACGGTATCCTTAAACTCCTGCCCTGAACCGGGCTCGATGTTGCCGACGAGCGCCACCTTCTCGTTGTAGGTGAGCGTTCTCTTTAGCCTTCTCTGTATATAGCCAATCGCCTTCGCGTCGATCTGGCTGGGCTTGAGTGTTTCCATATTCATTCTATGAATGTAGCCTCTCTCGGCAGTACCGTCAATCCTTCGCCATGTGCCGTGTATGGCTTCTTTTTGGATTTGTTTTGTTCTGTCTCTCAGGATACGGTGTGCCAACCCTGAATGTCAAAAGGGTACAACAGGGGTTATATATAGGACGAGAGAACGCTGCCCCTGTGTGCATATCGGGAATCGTTGCCTGCATCCCCAGCGTGTCTCGCTTGACCTCCTGCGCCTCAGACGGCTCCGCTTCCATCACCACGGACACCTATCGCATCAGCCGAGTCAATACTAAACGCGAGAGCGCGATTGGTTCAAGACAATCTAGGTGCATTTTATACACCAAACCGATCATTCCATGTTAAGTGGTCTATTTGTGTGAAGTTTTTGTTAAGGGTTGTGTATATGTCAAAAAAAATATCGAGATTGGTCACAAGTCAAACGGGCCGCAGCCCATCACAAACAGAGAGAAACAATGCCTTACATAAGCACAGAAGCAGTCAAGCAAATACGCACAACGCTCAAAAAAGAGATGCCTGACTTCAAACTTAGTGTTACAAAGCAAAACAACAGCGCAGTATCGGTTGCAATAATGCAAGGTCCGGTAGACTTTGGAGCAACGTATCAGCAAGTAAATCACTTCTACATCCCAGAACATTGGGGCGATAGACCAGATGCGTGTAGTTGCTTGATGATGATACAGGAAATAGCAAGTGCAAGCCAACGCACCGTGACTGTGTGCTCTGACTACGGCGCAATACCTAATTACTACGTCAGGATTTCGGTGGGCAAGTGGGACAAGCCTTACGTGCAAGTTTAACCATCATCAGCCGCCCCGTAAGGCGGCACTAATCGAGAGAAACAATGAGCAAATCAATGAACAAGACGGTTTCTTACGAAGGAGTGTATCGAGTCAAGCAGGATAAACTGATTAGACGAACAGACGGGCTTACCCTCGTGCTTGGCGACAGGGGTTCTATATGTGGGAGTTCTCGCTACTTTTTGACCGAGGGTAACAAAAAATACATTGGTAATTTCTACGACAAGAATAGATTCATGGATGGAGGTATTGCTTACGAAGCCGTATGGGAAAGCGACAAATCTGTTGCAATTATTCTTTTCAACCGTAAGTAAACCAACAGACCAATGACAAAGACACAACTACTTCGCAAGGTCGAGCGCCTGTTCGACATCCCAGACAAGGTGTTCTACTGGGGCATCCTGATCGGCGCTTCTTACTTCATCATCAGAACCATCGTCGGATAATGGCAC